TGACTGGTAATACCAGTGATTTTGAATTAGGGTCAGGTATAGGTGATGGAGATATGTATGGGTTTAATCTTTGTAATGGTTCAAATTCTACTTATGATTTAACTGGTAGATTTGTTATAGGATTTAAGAATGGTGCTGCTACAACACCAGTAGATAATACTACTATTTGGGATATTACAACATCAACACAAACTTATAACTCTACTGATGTAATGAACTATGGTGCTATTGGTAATAAAGGTGGTGGTAGATTAACTGATGGACTTTATTACCCATCAAAAGTTTTGATTATACCTGAACTACCTTCTCACGACCACGGTAGTATAACTAATGACCCAAATGTTGACTTGAATCACAGTCACGGTTCAGGAGCTGACAATGGTGCTTCTTTTGTACACGCATCTGGTCCAGCAAACACTGATAGTGGTGGTAATAATAGAGGTCTTGATGAAGGAAGTAGGAGATATACTGCTGGTACTGGTTTTATTAACAATACAATAGCTTCGAATGCAAACCTACAACACAGACACGGAATCCCATCACAAGGTTCATTCAATGGACACGAAATTAGAAGTCCATATTTAGTATTGGCTTACTATCAAAAAATAAGCGTTTAAAAATGGAATATGTTATAAATATAAAAGATGAAATTAACAAAATGACTGCTAATTTTATCGAAACAGAAATACAAAAAGCAAAAGACCAAGGTTATAGGAATGTAACTTTTATTATCAATTCTTTTGGCGGTTCTGTTTATGATGGTTTATCAATTGTATCAACTATTAAAAATAGTGGTATGAGAACTACAGCTAAGATTGAAGGTTATTGTGCTTCAATGGCTGCTATCATTGCAATGACTTGTGATAGAATTGAAATGGCTGAACATGGAATACTTATGTTCCACAATCCTTATATTGAAGGTGTTGATAAAATGACTGAATCAGAAGCTGAAGCTATGAAAAAAACAGCAAACAGTTTATTAACATTAGCATCAAGAAAAGTTGACAGAAAGTTATTAGAGAAACTAATGCAAAAAGAAACTTGGTTAGATGCTGAAGATGCTAAAATGTATGGAATGATTGACAACGTATATGATATAAACCTTTTAGATGAATTAAACCTATCAAGTGTTTTTAATAAAGCATTTGTGAATAAAAACCAAGATTTACTAAATAGTGTATACAATAAATTAAAAAATAATATGGAAAAAACAGAAAACTTAATTGAGGAAATCAAGGATGAGACCTATGTTGAAATTGAAAACACTACTGAAGGTGGTATTGAGTCAGTTCAAGATAAGATGCTTGGTTTAGAAAGTGAGGAAGAAAGCTCACTTGAAATTGAGAGTCCAGTTGACGAAGTTGACTACAAAACTATGTATGAGGAACTTATGAAAAAGTTTGAAGAAATGCAAAGTTCAATGGGTTCTATGAGAAATAAAATCGAATTGTTTGAAAAGAACGAATCAAAACTTCTTCTTGAAAAAGCAATTGATAGAGTTGAAATGGCTATCAATGAGGGTAGGATTGAAGAATCTGCTAAAGGTGAGTGGATTGAAACTTTACAAAACAACTATGATTTGGGTGTTAAGATGATTAATACTATTAAGGTTTCTACAAAAGCTCCTGAGCTTCCATTTATGAACAAAACAAAAGCATCAAGTGAAAGGGACAATTGGTCTATTAGGGACTACGAAGAAAAAGACCCAAAAGGTTTGGGTGAGATTTTAAATAACAATAAGCCTTTATACAAACAACTATTTCTTGACTATTACAGAGTAGAATATAAAGGCTAATCTTTTTTCGTTCAGAGTAATGGGCTTCGGCCCCTTACTTGTTGATTTGTGAGAAAAAAACAAAAAATACTAAATATAGTAAATAAAAATAAAATAAAACAAAAATGGGTTTACAAAATGAAATTTGGATTCAGGATATACAGAAAGTCCTTTTCCAATCTGATTTGAGCTGGATGTCAGCAGCAACTAACCACGATTCTTATGCAGGTGCTGCATTTGGTTCAGGTTACAGAACTGTTAATATTCCACAAGCTACAAGTTTCGCAGCAGGTACTAACGTTGACTATTCATCTACATTACCAAGAACAGTAGCAAAAAGAACTGACAGTAACATCAACTATACAATCAATGTATATGATACTGGTGTTATCGCTTTCCAATATTCAGATGCTTTACAAGTATCATACGATTTGAGAGCATCAATCATTACTCAACAAATTGAGGAAATGGCACAAAAAATTGGTACTGAAACACTTATTAAGTGGGGTGTTAGTTCATTAACTGCTTCTTCTACAAGAAGTATTGCTACTACTGGTGCTACAAGTTCTCTTTTCAACGAAAGTGGACAAACTGGTTCAAGAAAACTTATCACAATTTCTGATATTCAAAGGCTTTCAAGAGTACTTGACTTAGACAATATGCCTCAGTCAGATAGATATTTGATTATGCCAGCTTCTATGTATACTCAACTATTTAATCTTGATGAGGTTAAAAACTCAATCGCTTTCTATGGTTTTCAAAATGGTAACACTTTACCTGATAAGAATTTACCACAGTTGTTTGGATTCACAGTAATTATGAGACCAACAGTTCTTTCATACGCTTCAACTGGTGCACAGAACTCAAGTGATGCTTATGGTCTTTACACTTATGGAGCTGCTGACAACTTAGCTTGTCTTGCTTTCCACAAGTCAGCTGTAGCAAAAGGTATGGGTGGTATCTTAGCTTATCAAGGTATTCTAAACGACCCTCTTATGAGTGGTGGACAATCTCTCTTAGCAGTTTGTGCTATGGGTGCTGCTAAACTAAGGTCTGATGAAAAAGGTATAGCTATTCTTTACCAAGGATAATAAAAGTCCTAATGTATAGAGATTTAAAAAACCCACCCAACAAAGATGGGTGGGTTTTTTTCTAAACACTAAAAATAAAAAAACAAAAAATAAAATGGCACTACCAAATATAACCGTTAATAGAACACAAGGTAATATAGTAAGACCAGCACTTTCTAATGATTCAACATCTGCTATGTTGTTTTATTCAAACACTTATCCAAGTGGTTTTTCTGGCGCTACACAAGTAGCAGTAGTTAACTCTACAAAAGAAGCTTATGATTTGGGTATTGTTGATGATTATTCAACTGAAACAAGGGCTACTTCGACTATTACTTTTAATTCAGCTATTTCAAATGCAACATCTGTTGTTGTATTATCAAACTTTCCTACTGCATCGACAGAAGTAGTAGCATCTTTCACTTTTTCAGCAACTGGTACAGCTAGTCAAGCAAGTGAATTGGCAACTTTAATAAGTAATGGACTTCAATACGGAACATCTGTAAATGGTGCAGTCGTAACAGTAACTGCTCCTGTTTCAAGTGATTCAACTGCAGTTGGTTCATCAATCAACACTAAGACATTATCTTTCTCTGCTGGTACAGCAAGTGTTTCTATAACTGCATTTAGTGGTGGAACTACAACAGATGTTAGACCTTGGGCTTATCACATCAGTGAACACTTTAGATTAGGTAATGGTAAACTATACATTGGTGTATTTCCTGTTCTTGCTACATTCACATTTAATGAGATTAAAAACATTCAAGATTTTGCAAATGGTGAAGTTAGACAATGTGGTGTTTATAAGTCAGGTTCTTGGAGTGGTGTATTCAGTGCAACTGATGTTACTACTATACAATCAGTTTGTAATACATTAGGTAATGAAAAACATCCACTTTCAGTTGTTTTACAACCAAACTTGGTAAATGTTTCATTAAGTTCATTAGCAAACCTTCAAGCTTATTCAGCACCAAACGTATCTGTTCTTATTGGACAAGATGGAGCTAATGTTGGAGCAGCACTTGCAAACTCATTTACTTATTCAGTAGGTATTATGGGAGCTGTAACTGGTGTTATTTCTTCTTCTAAAGTATCTGATTCAATCGCTTGGGTTGGTAAACTTCAATCTTTACCTTTCTCAACTGCTGAACTCGATACACCAGCTTTTGCTAACAAAGTTTTAATATCAAATGTAGCATCAACTGCACAAGATACATTAGCTGACAAGAACTACATTTTCTTAAGAAGAATTACTGATTTGGCTGGTTCATTCATTAGTGATTCTAAAAGTGCAGTTTCTAACACTAACTCATTTTTCTCAATCGAAAGAAACAGAACAATTGATAAATCAAGAAGAGTAGTAGCAGCTGGCCTTTCTCCACTATTGAACTCACCAGTTGATGTAAATAGTAATGGAACACTTTCAGCTTTAACAATCAATGTTTATAAGCAAGTTTGTAATACACAGTTAGACGTAATGGTTTCTAATGGTGAACTTTCTGCTTACTCTGTAAACATTGACCCAAATCAAAATGTATTGGCAACAGATACAATCAACATTACACTTACGTTAACACCTAAAGGAGTTGCGAGGTTTATTACAGTTGATGTTTCTTTTGGAGTTACAGCAGCGGCTTAAAATATTGGAGAGTCGAGTGGGTTGAAATATACCCACTTATACTCTAAGATAAAAAAACTAAATATAATAAAGAAATATAAATTTAAACTATGGCAACACTCGTAAATGGCGTATCTTATAATTACGCAAACATTAACATTAGTATCTTAGGTGTTTTACCTAAAGGTATTAGAAGCATAAGTTATGCTGTAACAAGAGGTACTACTCATTTTTATGGTGTAGGTGACCAACCAGTCGCTTTGGGTTATGGTAATAAAACTTATACAGCAACATTTGATATGCAACTTGAAGAAGTTCAGGCATTTGCAAATGCTGCTTTACAATCAGGATTCGCTGGTGGTGATATTACTGCTATTGCTCCATTTGACATCACATTAACATTTGGTAATATTGGTCAAACTATTACAACTCACACACTTAAGAAATGT